TTGTCGTGGGTTCGAGCCCCATCAGCCACCCCAAAGAATTTGTTAGAAGAAAGCCGCCTAGAGCGGCTTTTTTCTTTTGTGCGCCATAATAATTTCCAACTCATCGTGCGCACTTCAACTTGTTCGCCCGACTGGGATGGTCTTTCGACCAAGGTGCGTCACCATTCATGGGGCTTCTCCAAAACAGTCTGGGAGTGTTCTTCATCGAGGCCCTCTGTGGGCCTCGAACTTCGAACTCTTTCTCGAACTCTTTCTTCTTGACCATCACAGGCATAGGCAAGCCAATCTTGCCGCGCCGGCATCTCGATGCGCTAGGTCTGCAGCACGAATCCGGAGCCGTATTTCACGTTTAAGTGGTCAGTGTATCTAGGTAGTAGTGCGCGGAGACGGTGTGGTTGTCGCCTTTGGAGAGTGGAGCGCCATTTACTGACGAGTCGGAAAATACGAAGCCACGAAAATTTCCGGCTTGATCGATAATCTGCAACCCGGAGTAGGTATGCCCCATGTCATCATCAATGCGGCCATTGTTATTGAAATCATGGCTCAGTTGATAACAAACTCGGCCGGAAAGTAAGCCAAAATTGTTCGCGGGCTGCCCCAGGTAGAAGAAAACATGATGCTGAGCTCCCACCGAATTGTCCCACCCGACATAACGAAGCGCGCCACTGTCTGTTAGCTGGAATACGCTGCCCAGACTCATGGAGTCCGCGGCTACTGACTCATCCGTCCCATTCCAGGAGTTATGCCGGATGAATTGACCGTAGGGAAGGTCCTTGCGCATTCCATTAATGTCCGCAGCGGTAGTGAAGCTAACGTTTATTCCGCCGAATCCCCAGCCCGCATTGACTGCATTGGAATCTCGAGAACCGTCGACCTTCAGATATGTAGAGCCCGCGATATAGTTCGCTTGTATCAATTCGATCTTTACCAACGTGGGCTCAGACCACGTCGCTCTCCAGGTTTCCGTTGATCCGCCGAAATTTATCGAAACAGTGTCGGCCGAGGGCGTCGTCCACGTACCAAAAATAGTGGTCACGCCGGAGTTGCTGCCGCTGAACTTTACAGAACCCTGGATATCGCGATTTTGATCAAAGTTGTACGGGTAGCTGGCTTGGTTGGCATAACCGATCTGCCTTCCGATAGAGCCATAGTCTCCTGGAGTGGCAGGGCTCCACACGGCCGCATCGCTTTGCCAATACCAAAAGTCAGAGCGCATCGTGCCGTTCGGCTGAAAGCTGTACATGCACAAGCGCGTGAAATGCACGCCACCAGGTAAAACGCCTTTTACCGTTACGGCATATCCGCCGGGAAAGGAATTGTTGGGAATGAGATTTACGTCGGCCATCGCAGCACGCACCTAATTGTTGAATAGTATTCGTCGCCAACTTTCAGACCAGTTGGCCGTGCCGACCGATTCGGCATATGAAAATGGTACGGTCTGGCGTTGATGGGCGTAAACGATCAAGTCTCCCAATCAATCTCAATAAGACTAGGAGCTTTCGAATCAAGATCGGTTAGGCGAGCTATGCGTTCCTGCTCGCGGGACGGAAAGGAAATTCGCGCTCTGCGCTGTGAAGTGGGGGCGGAGATCGAGAGGGCGGGCGTCATGAAACGTCGCTCGCCCCTACAACAGCCGCTCATCCACCCCGTTTCGCAAGTCATACGGCGACCACAGAATGCGGCCGACGATGCGCACTTCGCAGCCATCTTCCTTCTCAAGCGGAAAGGGGGCGTAGGCGGGATTCAGCGATTTGGCCAACCACGCGCCTTCGCGTTCGCGCGCAATGCACTTCACGATCATCTTGCCGCCGTGGTTGATGGCGTAGACCGTGCGGGGATCGATCTCGCGCGGGTCCGTCACGGGCTCTTCAAAGAACAGCATGGGGCCGCCGTTGCGGATGACGGGCTCCATGCTGTCGCCTTGCGCGTAGACGATCTTCATGCGGCTGATGGGCAGCTTGAACGACTCCAAGAACGAGCGGCGCAGAAGGATTTCGCCGATCTCGGTCTCGTGATAGTTCTCGATGCCGAGGCGGCCGGCGGCCAGGCGCACATCCAGCTCGGGGATGGGCATGAATTCCTGGTCGTTGGCGGAGTAGCCGGCGTTGGCGACATGGCCGACGTTGGCGGCCGTGCTGATGCGCAAGGCTTGCATGCGGTCGGCGTGATGGGTGGTGAGGCCGTCGGGTTCCCACGGCGCTGCACCGACGGGCGCCATCGGGAATTCATCGGCGACGGCGTCAATATTCATGACGGCGCCGCGTTTGGATGATGGGGGCTTGGACAGGGCGGCTGATCCCTTGGCCTTCACGCCCATCTGGCCCAGCGCCAAGAGCAATGCGCCTTCCAGGCGTTTGAGCTGATCGTCGGCCAAGCCTTTGATGAGCGACGCGGGGACAGACGGAAACGGCCAAGCGGTGTCGGCGGAAGGCGCCGCCAGGGGCGCGGCGGTCGACAGCGATGCCGCCTTTTTGGCTTCGGCGGCCAAGCGTGGGCTGATTGCCGCCAGTGTGCAGCCGAAACCTTCGGCATAGGCCATCGCGGCTTCGATCCCGATGGGACGGCGGCCCGTGATGTGCTGATAAATCATCGCCTGGCCGCCCTTCACATTGTGGTCGCGAGCGAATGCCGCGCGGTTCACGCCTTCAAAGCGTGCGCGCAGGGCGGCGGCTTCCTCTTCAATCGTCCACATTTTCATATAGCAATGCTATTCAAATAAAACTATAGCATGGCTTGCTTATAAGATGTAGCATCGCTATAGTTTTGGTGATGAATCTACATGATTATTTCGACGAGGATGACGCGCTGAGCGCTGCGGCGCTCGCCCGACGCGTGGGCGTATCCCCCGCGCTGGTCTACCAGTGGCGCACGGGCCGCAGGCCCGTCCCGGTCAAGCACTGCGCCTTGATCGAGCAAGCCACGAACGGCGTGGTGACCCGGCGCGACCTGCGTCCCGCCGATTGCATTCGAATCTGGCCGGAGCTGGCCGAAGGGACAAAGGAGCAATGAACTACTACCCCCATCACATCGGCGACTTCAACAGCGCAACCCGGCATCTCACGCGCATCGAACGCAGCGTTTACCGCGATTTGATCGAACTCTATTACGACGCCGAAGCCCCCTTGTCTCGCGACGTCGACAAGTTGTGCCGGCTGTTGATCGCACGCTCCGACGAAGAGCAGGCTGCCGTCTTCCAGGTGCTGAATGAATTCTTCACGGACACCGAGCACGGCTGGCGCCACGCGCGCTGCGATGCCGAGATCGCCCGCTATCACGGCAACAAAGAAGCGAAGTCTGCGGCCGGCAAGGCGAGCGCGGCGAAGCGGGCGCGGCAGGCGCAACGCCGCGATAAGGAAGAGGGCCAGGGCGATGGTGTTCAAGAACCAAGCGTTCAACAGCCGTTGAACACCGCGCCAACTAACCAGGAACCAGAACCAGGAACCAAGAGCCAGGAAGAACCCTCCACCACGCGTGGCAAGCGGGCTTCCGGCTTCGATGCGTCGGCCATTGCATTGCCCGCCTGGCTGGATCGTGAAGACTGGGTCAGTTGGGTTGCTGACCGCAAAGCGCGCAAGAAGCCGATCACGGAAGAGGGCGCGCGCCGGCAGCTGCAACAGCTTGCGGGCTACCAGGCCGAGGGCATCGCACCCCGCGCCGTCATCGCCCATAGCATCGCCAGCGGATATCAGGGCTTGTTCCCGCCACGCAGCGCTCAGCGGGAAGCGCCGTCCACACGCGCCCGGCAACGGGCGGATTGGTCGTCCGAACTGCGCAGCGTGCTGGCGGAAGGCCGTGCGCGCAGCGAGATCGACATGGGAGTGATCGATGCAAGTCGCTGAAGCGTCGGCCGGCCTGGGCGCGCTGGTCGTCAATGAAATGCATCTGCTGTACGGCGCGAAGTTCGCGCAGCAGTGGGAAGGCCTGACGCCGCGTGAGTTGAAGGACTCGTGGAACCAGAAGCTGGCGGGCTTGAGCGAATCGCATGTCAGGCGCGGGCTGACCGCCTGCCTGACCCGCGAGTGGCCACCCACGCTGCCGGAATTCTTGAAGCTGTGCTGCCCATGGCTGACGCCCGAGGTCGCCTATCACGAAGCCGTGCGCGGCGTGTCGGCGCGGCGCCGTGGCGAGATCGGCAACTGGTCGCATCCCGCCGTGTACTGGGCCGCGGTGGGCGTGAGCACCGTGGATCTGCTGAACAGCAATTACGGCGCGATCAAAGCGCGTTGGGAACGGACGCTGGCCGAGGAATTAAGCAAAGGCGCATGGCCCGACATCCCTGCGCCGCGCGCAGCGTTGCCGGCGCCAGGTCAGACGATGGCCACGCGCGCGCAGGCCGAAGCGGCGCTGAAGAAGATGGGGGCGGGAAAGCTGCTGGAGCCGCGCAGCCGCTCGCATCGCGAATGGATCGAGAAATGGGAAGCGCGCATCGCGCTGGGCGGGCATCCAACCAAGGCCATCGCCGAGATGTTGACGCATGCCAAGCACAGCGCCAATCCGGAGCGCACATGAACCACAGCGCCGTCATTGAACGCCGCGCGCGTGATGGCCAAAACACAACAGGGACGAGGTTGGAAATGGAAGCAGGGATGCCACGTTGGGTGGAAGACGAAATTCGGAATTGGGCGCGGTCGCAGTGGGAAGGCGATTGGCCGGGGCCACGCCGCATGGCGCAAGAAACGCCGGACCTGTGCGAGTTTCCGCCGCAGCCCGGCCACGACGATGACGATGAGCCCGTGCGAATTCCGGTGAACCATGAACGGGCGCGCCGGGTGGACGCCTTGTATGAAGCGCTGCCGCTGGTTGAGCGGCGTGTGGTGCAAGCCGAATACACGCGGCGCGCCGACTACGGCGACTTGCCCGCGCATCTGCGTCAGGACAAGGCCTGCCGCGTCATCGGTATCACACTGCCTTACTACAAGGTGGCGTTGGGCAGTTTCAAGCAACAGGTATGGAGGGCATTCAAATGAAGTACGCGCACGAAGTCATTGATCTGCTGGCGGCGTATCCGGGACGCGAATTCAGAATGGCCGAGATTCTGCGGCATGTCAGCCGAGGCATTCCGTTGGCGCCCGCCTCGCAAGAAGCCATGCGGCGTGGCGCGCGCCGCGTGCTCGACCATTTGCTGGATGCGGGGCATGTGCAGCGCTGTGGCGGCAACACCAAGTCTGCAACCTACGCATGGGCGGAATTGGGACACGCACTTCATAAAAACCGTGCCCATTTGGGACCGGATTTGAGACAATAGCTCCGGGCCATTGCGCCCACACGAAATGCAGCCCGCCAACCTAAACGGTTCGCGGGCTTTGTTTTTTTCAGACCTGAAACCGGACTTCCATGACGCCCGATAACGCAATTCTTACGTTGGTGACGGCCGCTGCGGGCGGTGTGCCCGTGGTCTCGGCCGACGACGCGCAATCCAGTCCGCAACCGCCCTACATCGCGATGGCGGTGCGTTGGGTACAGGCAGGCCCCGCTGAAGCCGGGCCGGTTGACGACGATGGCAATCAGCCTGTGCATGACCACCGCGACGCGACCGTCGAGCTGCGTAGCGTGGGCGCCACCGCCTACGCCGCGCTCGACAAAATGGGCCTGACCTTGCGCCATCCCGTTTACGAGGAACAGGCCGAAGCGCTGGGCCTGGCCGTGTTTGAAGCCGGCCGCATTGAACGCGTGCCGCGCGAAAACGCGGGCGCGTCCAGTGAGCGGCTGGGCGTGCTGGAACTCGGCATCCGTTACGCGCAGACCTATACCGATGTGGTCGGTGTCATCGAAACCGTGACCGGCACGATCACCACGACGGGTGGGCTCATGCCTGCCCTGGAAACCTCTTTTTCCGCGGAGACCGAGAAGGCGATGTAGCGCCCCAGGTCTTCTTAACGCAGTCCCGCCGCCCTTGGGCGGCTTTTTTTTTGGAGCCGCAAATGGCAAAAATCGACCGGATCGTCAATGTGGCGATCTCGCTGAACACCACGGCGATCAAGGAGCAGAACTTCTCTGACATCCTGATCCTTGGCGCGCATGCGCTGGCCGTCAACCGCGTCTTGGTGGTGACCGAGCCGGGCGAACTGCTGGATCTGGGCATGTCGCCGAACGATCCTCTGTACATCGCCGTGCGCGATGCCTTCAAACAGATCCCGACTGTCGCTCGCGTTTTCGTGGGCCGCCGTCAAGTGGATGCGTCGCGTATTTCCGTGACGCGCGCCGCCGTGGCCGACTACGCCGTCTCGCTGTCGTGGCGTGATGCCGCTGGCGCCGTGCAAAAGGTGGACGTGAACGTGTCGGGTCTGGCCGAGAGCACCCCGCAGACGATCGCCACCGCGCTGGCCGCCGCCATCGCCGACACCGATGCGCCGGTGACCGCTACCGCAACGGGCGCCGACGTTGCCGTGACCGCCAGCCAGACCGGCCAGGCCGTCGCTATCGCCGTAAAGGGCAATGTGCAATTGGCCGCAGCGGTCAGCACCGAAACCCCGTCGGCTGCGTTGAACGCCTGCCTGCGCGAGAACGGTGACTGGTACGGCGTGTCGTTGGCCAGCCGTGTCGAAGCTGACGTGTTGGATGCCGCCGAATGGGTGGAATCGAACGAGCGCCTGTTCGGCGTGTCCAGCGCACAGGCCGGCATCATCGATGCCGCCGTGTCCAGCGACATCGCGTCCCAATGCCAGCAGAAGCAGTTCTTCCGCACGCACGTCTGGTACCACGGCCAAGCCGCCAGCGAAGCGCTGGATGCCGCCGTCGCCGCCAACCGCTTCACGTTCTATCCGGGCGGTGAAACGTGGGCGAACACGCGTCTGTCGGGCGTTACCTATGACAGCCTGACTGAAGGCCAGGCGCTGGCCGCGCACGCGAAGAACGCCAACACGTTCGAGCAGATGCGCAACTTCGCCGTGACGCAGAACGGCAAGGTCGCCGCCGGCGAATGGATCGACGTGATCCGCGGCCGCGACTGGCTGGCCGAACAGGTGAAGATCAACGTTGCATCCCAGCTGATCAACGCGAACGGCAAGGTGCCTTACACCGACGCGGGCATCCAGATCCTGGTCAACGGCATTCGCCAGGCGTTGCTGCTGGGCCAGAGCCGCGGCCTGGTCGCACCCGACGAGATCGACGACGCCGGCCGCAAGATTCCCGGTTTTGTCATCAATGTGCCGCGTGCCGCCAGCGTGTCCACCAACGACAAGGCCAACCGCATTCTGCGTGACCTGACGTTCAGCGCCCGCCTTGCCGGCGCCATCCATGTTGCCGAAATCAAGGGCAACCTCACCTACCAACAACTGTAATCGAGGCCTACTCATGTCCGTCAAAACTTACGCACCCAATCAGGTGAAGATCGTGATGGGCGCGCTGCCCATCTCTGGCCTGGCCGAAGACACCTTTGTCACCGTGACCGAAATCGGCGAAGGCATCGCCTCTGTCGTCGGCGTCGATGGCGAAGTTGCGCGTTCGATGTCGCGCGATTCGCGCCTGCGCATCACGCTGACGCTGATGCAGACCAGCGCCAGCAACGCCGCATTGACCGCGCTGCATCAGGCCGACCGCGCCACCGATGGCAATGGCGCCGTGCCGATCTCGGTGACCGACTTGCGCGGCACGTCGCTGCACGCTTCGGACTCGGCATGGATCGTGAAGATGCCCGACGCGGGCTACGGCGCCAAGGTCGGCAGCCGCGAATGGTCGATCGAGACCGGTCCGGCCATCAACGTCATCGGAGGCAACACCTGATGAGCGCCGTCAAGGAAGTGACCATCGGTTCGACGGTCTTCCGTGTCTCGCGGTTTGATCCGTTTCGTCAGTTGAAACTGCTGGGCGACCTGCAAAAGGAAGTGCTGCCGGCCGCGGGCTCGATGCTGACCGCCGTGTTCGGCGGCGACGGCGCGGCGCAGGAACGCGACGAAAAGGCGATGTTGAACGCCTTTCGCGAACTGTCGGTCAAGTTGGGCGGCGACAGCCTGGCCAGCTGGGCCGAACGGCTGATCGACGCGGAACTGGTCAGCTTCGAGCTGGCTGGCCGCGAGCCTCAGAAGTTGACGCCGGCGCATCGCGGTCTGGCGTTTGCGGATTACGCCGAAATCCTGGAGCTGTTGTTCCACATCCTTGAGCACAACTTCGCCGGCCCTTTGGCGCGTTGGGCCGGCCGCTTTGGTCCGGCCCGCGCCAAGTTGGCGAGCCTGTCGGGCGGTTCGACGCAGGCTTCGAAAGAGAGTTGATCATCTGGCGGCCCATCCTGGCCCGCCATGTCAGCTTGGACGCCGTTAAACGCGGCGATGTCGACCTCCTGGACATCCTGAAGCTCAATGCGCTGATGGATGCCCAGGAGGCGGCCCAGGCTGCGGCAGAAAACAAGGCGAGGTAACGATGACCGTTGTACGAGAGCTGGTGACGCTGTTGCGCTACCAGGTGGATGATTCCGGGCTGAAGACGTATCAGCAGTCGTTCGAGGCGATGTTGTCCGCGATCGCACGTGCAAGCGCGCGGGCCGGCGCGGCCATCAACACCGCGTTGGCGGGCGCGCTGCCGTCGATGACGAACGCGCAGCAAACGGTGGGCGCCATGGTGCAGTCGCAGCGGCAGGGAGTATCGGCCGCGCGGCAACACGCCACGGCGTTGGGCGGCCTGCGAGGCGTTGTTGCTCTGACGCTGGGCGGCTCGCCCTTGAAGCGCATCTTGAGCGACATCGACGCGTGGGCGCAGACGCAGATGCGTTTGCGTCAAGCGGCCGGATCAGACGCGCAAGCGGCCGACGCCGACGGCGACCTGGCGCGCATGGCGCGCACCAGCCGCACGCCGTATGCCGATAACGTCGATACCTATGCGCGCACTCGGCAGGCCCTGGAAGATCAGGGGCACTCCAGCATCAACGCGTCCAGCCTAACCGAGGCGGTCGCGTTGGGCATGAGCTTGTCGGGCGCACCTGCGCAAGAGCGCAGCGGCGTCGTTGCATCGCTGCTGAAGATGATCGAGCAGGGCCAGCTGGGCTTGGATGAGTACAACACCTTGCCCCGGCGCATGCAGGATGCGCTCGCCGCGGGCTTGGGCGTCAACCGTGGCCAGTTGCGCGAGCAGGTGCAGGGCGGGCAAGTGACAGCCAGCCGCGCCTTGCCCGCGCTGGAATCGCAGTTGCCCAAGATGCGGGCGGAAGCGGAAAGCGCGCCGGCGTCGATCACCGGGGCGATGACGGTGTTCAACGACGCCATGCAGCGCTACTTTGGCGAGACGCTGCCGATGGGCCGCACGGTGCTATCGGCGGTGACGGCGTCGATTCAATTCCTGGCCGACAACATTGACGCCGTGGTCAAGCTGCTTGCGCTGGCAGGGGCCAGCATCGGTCTGGTCACGCTGAGCAATTGGCTCAGGCAAGCCACCGTGCAGTCTGGCGGCTTGCTGCGATCTTTGGTCGCCGCCACCCGCGTGGCGTTGGGGCTGGATAGTGCCATGGCGCTGCGCAGCGGGCCGGCAGGGGCGATGCAGATGTTGTCGGTGTGGACACGGACGCTGGCGCCGATGCTGCGCACGGCTGCGGTGCTGACAACGATCTATTGGATCGGCGAAGACATCGCTAATTGGCTGAGCGGGGGGGACTCCGTGCTGGGCGGCTGGATTGGCGGCGTGGAGCAATGGCAGGATGAGCTGGATGCCGTCAAGGAAGCGGTCATCTATGTGAAGGATCTGCTGGGCGGCGCCGGGCAGGCGCTGGGGCCGTGGATTACGCAGTTCGGAGCCATCGCCGTACTGGCGTACGGCCTGTGGCAGATGCTGTCGCCCATTGGCAGCGTGATCCTGTCCATGGCGAAGATCGCCGTTCCAATGTTGTGGAACGCATTCCTGTACCTGGCCACGACCATCATCCCGATGCTGTGGAACGGGCTGATGTGGGTGGCGACGACGGCGCTGCCGATGCTTTGGAACGGCTTGCTGTACATCGCGCGGTCCGTCATACCGATGTTGTGGAATGCGTTTGCCATGACGCCCATCGGCCGGATCATTTCGGCGATCGGCGTGCTGGCGCTTGCGTTGTGGCAGATCTGGGAAAACTGGGATGTGATCCAGGCCTACATCGGCGCGTCCTGGGATGCGCTGATGGCGATGGCGAATGACTCGTTCCTGGGGCCGGTGCTGGAGTACATCTCGGCGATCTGGGCGTTCTGGAGCGAACTCGTCAGTGGCGTCGTCGCCGCGTTCACCGGGGATTGGGACGGCGCCATTGCGCATTGGCAGGGCGCCTTCAGCGGCTTGTGGACGTTCTTTTCAGGCATGGGCGGCCGCATGATCGCCACGGTCAAGGAGATCGGCGCGGCGATTCAGACCTGGGTGCTGGATAAGGTTCAGAAAGCGAAGGAGTGGTTCAAGAGCCTGGTGCCGGGCGGGTCGAAATCTGACAAGCAAGCCGCCGCGACGGATGCGGCAGGGGCCAAGCCGGACCTTCCGCCGGACCTTCCACCGGAATGGATGGCGATTGCCAGTGGCGTGGGGGTGCCGTATGTGCCGCCAGCGACGGTGGTCGGCCCCGCGCCGAACCCGGGCCGTGGGCAGTTCACGTACCAGAACCGCAACGACATCGTCGTCAATGTGACGGGAGGCGAGCCTCAAGCCGTCAGGAGCGCTGTGGAGCGAGGCGTCGGCTTGGGCTTGCAGCGCAACCTTTCCGATGTGGGCAGAAGCTTCGACCTGCCTGCCCCCGTCGAGATGACCGCTTAGGAGCAGCAATGAACTTTGTTTCCATGATCTTTGGATGGAATGGCGGCAGCAGCATTGGCGCGTTGCCGCTGGATGCGTTGGTGGGCGAGAAGACGGCGCTCAACAGCCGCGCCACCTCGTATGCGGTGGAAGACGGGCCGCCGGTGACGGACCACGTGATCCAGGAATCCGAGCAGCTGACGCTAGACGGATGGGTTACCGCCGCCGACATCAGCTTGCTGGGCGGCTTGAATGCGCGAGGCGCGGTGGGTGGCTTGGGCGGGGCGTCAACAGGCGCCGGGCGGTCAAAACTGATCGGCGCCAAGGACGCCTTGCGCAAGATCCACGCAGACCGCCTGCCCATCACCCTCACGACCGGACTCGATGTCTATGAGAACTTCGTGATGGAAAGCTGCTCCATTGGGCGCAGCAATGGCGGCGGTGACCGCTTCGAGCTATCCGCCACCTTCCGGCGCATCCGCAAAGTGACCTTGCGCCAGGCGGACATTCCCCCCGAGAAAACCTCGGGCAGCGCCACGGGCAAGGCTGGCACGACGAAACAGAACGCCGGCAAGACCAGCGGCGTGCCGGCCACTCCGAAGCAGCAGGGCGGCATCTTCTCAACAAGGCAAATCCCGACATGATCCAAATTCCGATTCCGGACGTGAACGACAGTCTTACCGAAGTCGATCTGGACGGCCTGACCTACTTCCTGCGGCTGTCCTGGAACAGCGAGGCGGAACTGTGGACGCTGTCCATCGAGAACGCCTACAACGAGCTCATCGTCGCGGGCATCGCCTTGCTGCCCGGTACGCCGTTGCTGTCGGGGTACCGGCATTTGACGGTACCGGCTGGCGAACTGGTGGCGCTGGCGCCGGACCGTCGCGACACCATCAGCCGCGCGGCGCTGCCGTCAGGGGAAGTGGCGTTGATTTACGTTGACGCGCAGGAGATGGCGGATGGCCAGGTTTGATCGGGTTTACCGCCTGCTCGTGGGCAAGACCGGCGGGCAGGCGCTGGAGATCGTGCCGCCCATACGGCTGACGTTCGACATCGCCAAGACCGCAGGGGAGGCCCCCAACGACGCCAAGATCACGCTCTACAACCTGGCGGCGGGTACGCGTGGGGCGCTGGAAGAACCGAACCTGCGCTGCGTGCTGTACGCGGGTTATGCCGAAGAGGGCGGCCCGCTGTTGATGGCCTCGGGCAGCGTCGTGTACGCCTACACCCGATTCGCACCGCCGGACGTCATCACGGAGTTGACGGTCAAGGATGGCTATATCGAAGTGCGTGACACAGCGGTGTCGATCGGCCTGGGGCCGGGCGCGCAGGCCAGCGCCATCATCCGTGACATCGCCCGCCAGATGGGGCTGCCGCTCGTCATGGCGGACGACGTGCCTGACCGCCGCTGGGAACAAGGGTTTTCGTTCTATGGCGCGGCCCGCACGGCGCTGCACAAAGTAACGCAAGGCACCGGGCTGGAGTGGTCGATTCAGAATCAGCAGCTACAGGTGGTGCAACGGCTGGGCACCACGCGGCGCCAGGCCGTCGTGCTGGCAGTGGACACGGGGCTGCTGGGCCAGCCCGAGCGCACGCGTGAGGCGGCCACCGAGAAGGCGGCATCGAAAGGGCCGGCGATAGGGCCAGCGAAAGGGCCGGCGAAAGCCGCTGAACCGGCAACGGCCGCCAGCGCCAAGCCGGCAAGCGGCCAGCAGCAGCGCGACGGTTGGAAAGTGAAGTCGCTATTGCTGCCGACCATCAGCCCCGGCGACCTGGTCAAGGTCGAGAGCCGCACGGTCGATGCGTGGCAACGCGTCGAGACCGTGCACCACACGGGCGACAGCGAGGGCGGTGATTGGCAGACCGAATTGGGGCTGGTCGACCGCTACGCGCCGCCGAAGAAAAAGGAACAGACATGAGCCAAGCAGTGACCTTGGTGCGCCGCTTGATCGCGACAGAGCTGGCGGACGTCTATACGACGCTTCCCGGTGAAGTCGTGGCCTACGACGGCGTTTTCGTGACGGCCAGGCCGACGTTGGCCAAGCGGCTCGCCAACGGCGATACCTTGCCGCCGCCGCAAATCGTGCGTGTGCCGGTGTGTTGGCCCGTGGGCGATGTGAATGGCGCGCGTGCGTTGATCTCGGTGCCGCTGAAGGCGGGCGATGCGATCAAACTGTCGTTTTCCGCGCGGGCGCTGGAGAACTGGCTGGCGGGCGACAACGGCCCGCCCGACGACCCGCGCCAATTTGATTTATCGGACGCCTTCGCCTCGCCGCTGCTGCGGCCCGGCACGATGGCGGCCGACACGCAGAACGTCAGCATCCAATACGGCCCCGGCATGTTGAAACTATCGCCCGCCGGCGACCTGACGTTTCAGGTCAAGACCTGGACGGTTCAGGCTGAACAGACGACGTTCAACACCCCGGTCACGGTCAACGGCCCCCTGACTTACACGCAAGGCATGGCGGGCGAGGGCGGCGAAGGCGGCGCATCCATGCGTATCCGGGGCGGCGTGGCCTACGAAGGCGGCGCCATCACGCACAACGGCAAGAACATCGGCGACACCCATCGCCACGCCTATGCGGGCGGCATCACGGAGAACCCTGTCTGATGGCACTCGACCTAGCGTTATCCGCCGACCACGATCTGGACCTGGATCTGCTCGGCCGCACTTCATTTGTGGACGGCGCCGAACGCATCGCCCAGCAGATCAAAACCACTTTGCTGACTTTTCTGGGCGAGTGGTTCCTGGACACCACGTTCGGCGTGCCGTATTTCGAGGATGTGCTGGTGAAGTCGCCGAACCGGGCCAGCATCGAAGCCATCTTCCGCGCCCGCATTCGCGCCGTGCCGGGCGTGGCCCGCGTGCGCGGTCTTGAGCTGCAAGTTGAACGCCAATTGCGCGTGCTGCGTGTCACCTATGACGTGGATACGGCGGCAGGACGGCTCGAACGAGTCGTTGCGTTGCGCACGTCTTAACCCCAATCTTTTTTCGAGGTACCTATGGCCTACGGTGTCACACCGGACGGGTTCGTACGCCCGCGCCTGCCGGAAATCCGCCAGGAGATCGTGGCGGACCTGCGCGCCCGCATGCAGTCCGCCGGCTTCAACGGCGCGGTGGAAACCCGCCCCGACAGCATTACCGGTCTGTTGATCGATACGTTCGCCGAGCGCGAAGCCACGTTGTGGGAGCAGGCGGAAGGCGTGTACTACGCGATGTACCCCGGCTCGGCGACGGGCGTGTCGCTGGATCGCGCGGTGTCGTTCACCGGCGTGTCGCGGTATCGCGACGAGCCTTCGCGCGCCTATGTGGTGCTGTATGGCGCGGCGGGCACAACGGTGCCGGCGGGCGCGCAAGTCCGGCATCGCGTCAGCCAGAACCTGTGGGCGCTGGAGAGCGCCACGCAGATTCTGGCCGGCGCCGCGGCGGACGTGATTCTTCAACCCGCGGTTGCGCCCGCTGGCGTGTACAGCGTGTCAATCGACGGTGCGGCGTATTCCTACACGTCGGGCACGACGACGAACCTGCCGCAGATTCTCGCGGGGCTGGTCACCGCGTTGACGCCTAGCGGCCTGGCCGTATCCAGCGATGGCGCCTCGGTACGCATCCATACGGATGGGCGCAGCGCGGCGGCGTTCACCTGGTCCGGCAACTTGTCTTTGGCCCGCCTGGGTTCGCCGGGCCTTGCCGTCACGCTGGGCGCATCGACGGAAGGTGCGGCCGTAGGCGACTTGAACGGCATCATCACGCAGGTCGACGGCTGGGAGGCCGTGGGCAACTTGCAAGCGGGGGTGGCGGGGCGTCTGGCGGAGAACGCGGCGGAGCTGCGTGCGCGCTACCCCACCGGACTGTTCCGGTTGGGCGCGGCGACCCTGCCCAGCATCGCGCCCAATGTGCGCGACCGCGTGGCCGGCGTGCGCACCGTGAAGGTGTTCATGAACAGCACCGACACGCCGGATGCGCTGGGCCGGCCGCCGCACAGTGTGCATGTGGTGGCGGACGGGGGCCTGGACGACGAAGTGGCCGACGCGATCTTTCGCGTGGTGGCCGCCGGCATCGACACCCATGGCAAGCAGCAGGTGGTGGTCAAGGATGAGGACGGCGCGGACCACCTGATCCGCTTTGATCGGCCCGAGCGTGTCTACCTGTGGGTGCGTTGCGCCACCACGCTGCTGTCGCCGGCAGAACAAGCCTTTCCGCCAGACGGCTTTCAGCGCATTGCCGAAAACTTGGCAGCCGTGGGCGAGGCGTCGAGCATTGGCGAAGACGTCATCCTGCAACGGCTTTACGGCGCGATCTATCGCACGCCTGGGCTGGCGTCGGTGGATCTGAAGCTGGCGTTTTCCACCAACCCCGCGTTCACGCCCGCGCCGGCCGACTACCGCGCGGCCAACGTGACGATTCAGGACTTCCAGGTGGCCACGTTCGACTTGTCACGCATCGAGGTGACCTGATGGATCTGAACCAAGACCATGGGCAAGTCGCGTGGGGCCACTGGCTGGGCCAGTTCCAGACCAAGCGGCGGCTGGAGGCGTTGGTCCGCGCGCTGCTCAAACCGGCCGAGGGCCTGCAAGGCGCGCTGCGCTCCCTGTACGAGGACCGGTGGCTGGAGACCGCCGTGGGCAAGCAGCTGGATGGCATCGGCGAGATCGTGGGCTTGCCGCGCGTCATTGATGAAGCGATCTACATCCGCTTCTTCGGCTTCGAAGGGCAACCGAACGTCGGAGGTTTCTCCGATGCCCGCTTTCGCCGCGCCAACGAACGCACGGTAGCCGGGTCGACGTCCTTGCTGGACGCCGAGTACCGCAAGCTTCTGTACTGGAAGATCGCGCTGAACAACGGGCACGGCACCACGCCGGAGATCGTCTCGTCGCTCAAACCGATCTTCGACGTGAGCCGCGTCGTGGTGCAGAACGCGGGCAACGCAAAGATCCGCATCTGGGTCAGCCGGATTCCCGGTCCCAATGACCCGCTTATGGCCAACCCCTACAAGTGGGTACCCCAAGCCGCCGGTGTTGGCGTGCAACTCATTACCGGCTCGACCGACAAGCCTTTCGGCTTTCGCGAGCAAGGTTTCTTTGGCTTTGGCGTCGGCGTGCTGGCGCGAGGAATCTACTGATGGCAGACCCTACTTTTTTCGACCTTTTCAACTCGACCTGGGCGCAAAACGGCCTGACCGAGGGCATCACCGACCTGCAATACAAGACGGGTTGGTCGTACATCGGTTCCGTGCCGCCTTCCGTTGAACAATTCAACAAGGTCCAGCAGACCACCGACGAACGCCTGGCCTGGCTGTACAAGCAGCTGGACGGCCTGGCGGCAGTCACGGGCCGGCCGCTGGCGGCCACGGGGTTCGACGCGCTGAGCTACGCGCAGCAGAACCTGAACGCCACCAACCTGAAAACTGGCACGGTGCCTGTTGCGCGCTTGTCGGGCACGGCCACCGCGCTGACCGCAGGCGCCGCAACGAAGCTGGCCACGGCGCGCACCATTGCAGCGACGGGCGACGCAACGGGTTCCGGCACATTCGACGGTTCCGCCAATCTGTCGGTGGGCCTGACGCTAAGCAGCACCGGCGTCACCGCCGGCAGCTACGGCAACGCCAACGCGGTGCCCACCTTCACGGTCGACGCCAAGGGCCGTGTGTCGGCAGCCGGCGAGGTCGCAGTCGGCAATGCGGCAACCGCAACCAAGCTGGCTACGACCCGTTTGTTCTCTGTCACGGGCGGCGCGACGGCTGGCGGCGTGAGCTTTGACGGAACCGGCAACGTCGCGCTTAACGTGACCGCGCTGGACGTGTCGAAAGCCACCGCCGGCACCTTGCCGGTGGCGCGCGGCGGCACGGGCGCAGCGACGCTTGCCGCAGGCTCGTATCTGACCGGGGCGGGCACGGGCGCATTGGTATCGCGCACGCCGGCGCAGGTGCTCGACGACATCCAGGCGCTGCCGAAGGCGGGCGGGGAGGTTACGGGTCCCGTAGTGTTGGGCACGGGCGCGGCGATTGGCTCGCAGTATGGCGTGAACACGTCGTCGGGACGCACGGCGCATGTGCTGCTGCCGGATGGTGGCGCGTATTCGACCCACACCGCCACCGTCGCGGGCGCGATGAAGATCACGCTGCCCGCTGCGGCTGTCGGGGTGAACACGATGCTGCGCCTGCGCGTGGACCTGTTCGAGTACCTGGACGGCGTGCCGCCCGTGTCGCTGTTGATCCATGGCTATGTGCAGACGACGAAGGCGTGGGGGCGTTGTGGGGTGACGGTGCTGGCGGGAAGCCCCGTGTCCGACGTGCCGGTCCGGTTCGGCTCGGATGCGGCGGGTGTTCCGTGCATCTGGATCGGCGACACGAACAAGTCCTGGTCTTATCCGACGGTGACGGTGGCGGAGGTCTTGGCCAAGTACAACGCGTTGGGCGCGACTGTTGCGGCCTGGGCGACGGGTTGGAAGGTGGAACCGGTCACGGCGTTTGAGACGGTGTCGCAGACGGCCGCGGTGAGTAATCTGGTCTTTGCCCGTTCGGATATTGCGCGGGTGAACGGTTTGCAATCGGCGCTGGACACTCGCGTGCCGGTCGTATCACTGGCCAATTTGCCTGCGACCAACATCGGGCCGGTTCTGGTTGCAGAAGCCGCGGAAGTTTGGACCTGGGTTTCCACCAGCTTCTATACCGGCTACCGCTCGCCCCTCTGCGGCCGCCCGCTGGACGGCCACACCGTGGCGCCATTGCCGAACGAAGTGGACGCGGTCGGCGGCATCCTTCAGAAGTCCGCTTATGCCGCCCTCTGGGGGTACGCGCAGGAAAATGGCTTGGTGCTTACGCAAGCGAACTGGGATGCGCGCCGGGGCGGACACTACTTCGTCAACATCGACGCGAACACGTTCCGCGTCCCGGATTTGCGCGATATGTTCCGCCGGTTTACGGGAACTGACGCTGACACTGCAAATGCAAGAGACATCGGTTCGCGACAAGTACAGGCGTTTGCAGCGCACAGCCATCAGCTTTCCGCGCGGTCCATTACCGTCGGCACGGGCGGATTGGTTGACGTTGCAAGCTCGGCGGCGACGGGCGGGTGGGGCTTGACCACCACGGCTGGAGGAGCCGAAACCCGACCGGTCAACACAGCGTATTTACCGAGAATTCATATATAAGCTAGGCATGAATTCGCGGGTGATAAGCGATGTTTTCAGGCCGAACTACCGCCGCCAAGCTGGTTGTAACGGCAGTGATGTAACCCCCTCTGGAAATCGTGGCAATTAATGCCGGGTAGCGCGACAAGTCGGCACGATCGGCGCCGATGGACGCGATAGCGTTTGGGCTCGGGCAGCCCAACGCGCCGACCCCCTCACCGTCGCCCGTGAACGGGTCGTAGGTGGTGAGGGTTCCGGCCTGCCTGCTTCCCATAGCTCTCGCATTTGCAGTGAGGCGGTCGTCAAACATGGATGCGCGGGTAGTAAGCGGTATTCATCGGGCGAGTTTCCGGCCCTCCTGCAGCGCCAGTTGCGCCCGCGCCGTAGAGCGCGTAGGAACCGGCGCCAGCGTTCAAAGAGCCATTCCCGATGCCGACTGCGAGGCTGGTATGGGTATGGCTTTGGAGCTGTTGGTCCTGTCGGCTCGCGAGCGGCCTCGCATTTGCAGTGCAAATTTCATTTCTTAGGAGAAAGCAGTATGCAGAAGAATGTTTTCCAGACCAACGACGATGGCCTGTACCTTTACCCGTCCGTTGCGAACGAATTAGCGCTCTCGCCCGGCGAGTTCAATATCGCCTATCGCGCATACGAAGACGCGCCGCCCGCACCGTCCGCGGGCAAATGGCCGCGACGTGTGGGGGAAGCCTGGGTCATGGTCGACGACTATCGCACCACGCCGTTGTGGGTGGTGGAGACGGGCACGCCGTATTCGATCGGTGCCGACCATGACGGCGCCGGCGGCAAAGTCAGCTATCCGGGCTGGGGAACGCTGCCCGCATGGCTGACCACGGTAGAGCCGCCTCGACCGGCCGCCGACGTGGATTCGGACGAGACGTAAGCGCTACGCCGCCAAGGGCAGGGCCTCTGACTCTATATCGCGTTCTCGGCGCATTTCTTCCAGTTGTCGCCGTCCCAATGGGCTGCGCACGAGCTTTTGGGCTAACTCTCGGCCATGCGGGTGGTAGTAGCGCAGCAGCATCCGAGTGTCGACGTTGCCGTTCACCTTGGCCAGCTCATGAATCTGGAACACCGTCGCAAGCTGCGAGGTGCCTTCGTGCCGAAGGTCGTGAAAGCGCAGGTCGCGGAAGTACGCGCCGTTCGGCCGACGGCCATATTGGCGGCACATCCGTTCATAGCTCAAACGAGCGCGTCGCCGCGCACGAATGAATGCTCGCGTGACGGAACCCGCCTGCATTTTGAATATGCGGCCCCTCAAGGGCTTGCCGGTCACCCAGCGCCGCAGCGCCTCACGTGCGCGCGGAGTCAGCGGCACGTTTCGCGCGCGGCCGTTTTTCGTATGTGGCAGATGCACGACACCATGCATAAGGTCCAGATGCTCACGCAAGATGCCGACCACCTCTGACCGGCGCATGCCGGTTTCTTTGGCCACCGTCAGGATGGTGGGCAGCTCGGCCGACCGGGTGGCGCGGATGATCCATTCCAGTTCCTTACGAGGGCAGTCGTCGTCAGAGACGCCGCGCAAGGTGATGCGGTCGAACAGCCGGCGGTCGCGCGCGTCGTCCACTGCTGGCCGGCGCACCAACTGCACCGGATTGGCTAGCTGGTCGAAGCCCCAGTCTTTCCTTATCACCGTGTAGACGTGGGACAAGAACGCCATCCGCCGTACCACGGTGGCGGGCGCGCGGTCCTTCAGCCACTCGTCTCGTAGTTCGGTTAAGTCTGAGCTGCGAATCCGATCAACCGGCCGAATGGCCAGGCGTGTAGCGCGCCAAACGCGCGCAATCGACTGTTCAGCAGCGTGCCCCTTTTTCGTGGACGAAACCTCGGCCAGATAGCGCGTCAGCGCTTCAGCCAAGGTGGGCGTGGACTTGCCGGGGCTGACGGCGGGACCAGGGTTTCATGGGCAAAAGGCCCGAGTTGTAGCGCAAATCAGCATTTCGTGTTTTTACCGGCCTGCACAAGCGGGCTTTTCATCGTCTTTAGGGGATGCGAATGAACCTCCAAGATTTCGACGCCTTGGCGGCGAAGTTCGCTGGTGTACTGGGTGCGGCGGTGTCCATGCGCTATCTGCATGGATCGTGGACGGCGCGAATCAGCATGGCGATCAGCGGGTCGCTGGGCGCTTACTACGCCGCGCCGTATTTGTCTGCGGTCTTGGGTATCCCTGAGGGACTCACGGGATTTCTGGTCGGCATGTTTGGCATGGCGGTTGTGTCACGTGCGTGGGAAGCCGTGCAAGCGTTTCCCATACCGGATATGTGGCAGGCGGTCATCGACCGCGTACGGGGCCGGCCTTCCGCTCGTGCACCGGAAGACAACCACAGGATATGACATGGACAGCACCGTCTACCTCACCTTGTGGGCCGTCCTGGCATTCGTTTGCTGGCTGATCGTGGCAGGCGGGACGGCGCTGGCCGTTCTGTCCAAGTCAATCAAAGACACCTTGCTGGAGCGCATCGGCCTGGCATTGGTCGGGATGACCGCCACCGGCGCTGCTTGCCGCATCTTCTTGGCCGGATGGGCAAGCGCTGGCGATGCGGCGCTTGCTGTTTCGGCGGCGTTCTATGTGGCCTCAGTGACGGCCAAACACATCAGGAATCCATCACGATGACTTCAACGATTGCAGCGCGGCGTAATGCGCCCGACGCAACGGAAACACCCATGACCCTTAACTCTCTCATCCCCACCGCCATCTCCCCGGCGCTCGCTTTGCTGCCGCCCGCCATGGCCACCCCCGCGGCTCGCATCCTCTTGCTTGCCATCGGGCTTCAAGAAAGCCGATTCCTGCACCGCCGCCAGATCAACGG